TCCGCCATCGGGCCTCCGAGTCATTGAAAGAAGTTGCCCCTACACACACCAGCCCGTCGGCTGGCCACCGGCATTCCCGTAGGCGCGGGGTGTTGGGCGTTCTGTGTGAGGGGCGCAGTCAGCAGGACGCCAGCCCCGCTGCTCCCGATCGCGAGCCGGGAGAATCTAAAACGCCACGAGCATCTTGGATCGCTTGGCCAGATCGACACCGGCCGCGCGAGCGTCCCGGTACGCCTCCCATGAGAGGCACGCGGCCATAGCCACGTCGATCTTGAACAGCGAATCAGGACGCTCCTTGCGCATCACGAACAAGTTGACGTTGTCCTCATCGAGGATGTTGATGTCACGCTTGCGAGCGTTCGCCAGGTGGGCGCGGAACTTCGGATCACCGTCATAGGACCACTCGCCATGCCGCATCGAGTGAATGAAGGCTTTGACCGACAGGGCCATCTTCTTGTGCGTGTTCGTAGGCCACGAGAAAACCGAAGGCTTCCCGCGGTCCTTGCCCCGTTTGACGAGGTACTTCCCCACCCACACCGAGACATGCGTGTCCCAGTAGTACGGGTCGGCGTAGAGCCGCCACACGTTCCAGCGTCGGAACGTCTCAGCGACCGCTTGGTCGACCTCGTCCTCGGGGACCTGCCAGTCTGGGTCCGGGACGCCCTTGGCGTTCAGCGGACACTCCCAGAGGGCCAGGAGGAACTGACGCCCGGTAGCAATGTGTGTGCCCACCAGGGCCGTCGAGTCGCGCGTCATAGCGCCGTCGAAGCCGACGGTAATGACCTCGCCGTCGTCGGGGCGCCACAGGCCGTGAGCGTTCGCGTCCACGATGCTCATATCGAACACCTGAGACGCGCTCTGGACCGGCCGGTTTAGCCAGACCCGCTCCCAGTACGACCGATCAGTCTGGGGGTCGAGCGCAAGCTCAACGATACCGTCAACATCGGTCCATTCAGCCGTGTCACCACAAGCCTCAAGGACGGCGTTCCGCAGCCCCTCAGTCGTTTCGAGGTCATGTCCGTCGCCGGCCTGCCGGTGATAGAAGAACAGGCGTGAGTCCGGTACCTTCCCCGCTCGGACAAGCCGCGCATAATCCATCGTCCCTTCCGCCACAGACAGCTCGCCGGGCTCGTAGGACGTCGTGATCTCCAACGACCAGGCGTCAGCCATCTTCCGCTTCGGAAGGTTGGCCATCATCGTCTGGTGGGCCTGCTTGAGACGCGGAAGGACTAGCCTATGCGTTTCATCGAATACTTGGAAAGTCGTTCGGGCACCATCTCGGGAGTCAGGCGACGTCGCCAAGGCGACCGCCTTACCCGCTGCCCGTCCGGCATCGTCAAGGACGATGATGCGCTCAAGGCCGATATCAAAATCCTGAGCCAGCGGACCCTCGCCGAGCATGACGACAAGCGCCCCGTAGGCCAACTCCTCGCTCTGCTCCTCGGTGTAGGCCACCATCGGGACGTACGGGTCCCTGACGCCGGTCCCAACGGGCTCTCCGGCGCGGTACACGTAGCCCCAATGGGACTCCTCGCCCTCCACCGCCCAGTGATCGAAGCGCGCGGGGGCCGAAGGGTGCAATTCGTTGGCTGTAACGGCCGCGGCGAGCTCGGTTTTGGCCCAACCCTTGCGGACCGACACTCCGGCGCGCTTGAAACGGCGCCGGCCGTCGTCCTGAAGCGCGTAGATGCCGAAAAGCACCTTCCGCTTCTCGTCATCAAGCCGATATTGGCGTCCGCGGACGTCTCCGGGGCCGTGAACGAGGAAATACTCCATCCAGGACGCGATTTGCGGTCCTAGAGAGGGCTTGTCACGGTAGGTGGAGAGTGAGGGTACGCGCAAGACGGTCACGGCTGGTCCTCAACCACATCCGCATCAGCGATAGAGCCGTCATCCTCGTCATCCTCGGTCCAAGTCGGGGTGTAATCCACCGCTGAGGACTCGACTCGCTTGGCCGCGCGCTCGACACCCCTCTCCATAGCCTCGTTAGCGGCCTGAATGGTGATTTGAAGGTGTCGCCGCGACTTCTCGCCGATTCCCCAGAGCTCAGCGTAGGACCGAAGGTCCCTCGCGATCTCATGCCGGGGCCTTCCCGCCTCCGATCGCTCCCAGAAGTCCTGGAGGAGGTCGACGTAGACCATCATCAGGTGACGATCGACGCTCGGAGCCTCATAGACGAGGGGGTATTGCCACATCTCGACCCAAGCGAGGGTGACGTGATCGTTCCAAGAGGCAGGAACGATGTCGCCTTCCTTGGTCTTGCGGACGCGCTCGGGGAGCGGGGGCACTGGGAGTAGTTCCTCGTGCTCGCCGCGAATGACGATCTCGCGTGCGGTGCTCGTTGTGTTGCGGCGTTGACGGACGGATCCGTGTTTGGCCATTGGTCCAGGGGGCATCGCGCCTCCTTAGTGGGACTCACATCGCGTGAGATCAGACTGGCGGTGCTACCTGCTGCAACTGTGTCCAGGGGAAGTTGTTCCACGGGTTCGTCGGACCAGCGTCCGCAGCGTGGTACGGGTCCCAGAAGCCCGGTGTCGGCCACGCCACGCCAGGTAGGTCGCCGAGTTCGCAGTAGCCGGAGCCCTGCGTGTGGTGGTCTTCGAGGACGATGTTGACCGTGCCGCCCGTGGCGTCGCAGACGTAGTAGCCGTAATCACGGAACTGCGCCCAGGTCGCCCGCTGAAACGGCGTCAGACCGCTCGGCAGGACATAGGTCGATGGCAGCGCCACCAGTAGGCCCTCGGGGACCGCGTCCACGTTCGAGCCGGAGGTGTTCGCCGCCTTGGGGCCACCGCCGTCGTTACGAGCCGCTGGGGCGATGTGAGTGCCGGTGGTATCCGGGACTTGAAGTCGGCCGGCGTGAGCGAAGATGCCATCACGCATCTCAGCCATCCGGTTCATCAACGCTGGGAGCGCGATACCGCTGGCCGAAACGCCCCACCCGTTCGGCAGCACGCCGGGGTGGTTGAAGATGTTCGGGATGTACTCCGCGAACAGGCACGTCCCCTTCAGGTTGACCGCGTCCCACGCGAACTCCCAGAAGCTCCACGAGCGGCCAGTGCCAATCTCGATGATCGTCATGGCCTTGTCGTTGCCCTGAGCGGGCACGGCGTGATCCACCGGCACCGGGACGGCCTGGAGGAACGACTGGAGGCCGCTCTGCGCGTTCATCGCGGCCGGAGCGCTCGGTGAGCCAGTCATCCACGTTACGGGATACTTCGGCGCGTCTTGGGGCACCCAGTAGATCGGGACCGCGCTGGAGTAGTCGACGCTGATCGTCTGGTTCCCGAGTGGGTACCAGCCCGCAGGCGACGTCGTCTTGGTGCGCTGCGCCTGATTGGCGAGCTTGGTCGCGTAGTTGTTGCCGTCGTTGATGACAACGCGGTTCGCACCGAGTGGCTTGGTCAGGACCGAGCCCTGGAATAAGGGTGAAGCGGTCAAGAGATCCCTTTTCCTGTCTGCGCCAGATCTGCGGGGTGGGCGATGTAGTAGCTGTTGACAGCCTGCGCGATAGCCTGCGCGATCAACCCGGCGCCCTTCATGCTGGGATGCAGATTGTCCGCGCCCGTCTGAAGGTTCGCGGGGTTCTGAGCGATCAGCGAGTCGGTGTCCACCGTGAGAACCCGCCTGTCGGTCCATTCGGCCGCGAGCGCATCCATGACGGTGTTGAACGCGAGGATGTCGGTGTTCTTGACGCCATAGTTCGCTGCTGCTGATGACGCGAGATTGCCCGAGGGCGACTGGTCGGCGAGAAGTCTCGGCTGCTTCACCAGGACGATGAGCGGCGGGGTGCTCGCCTCGATGGTCCATGAATCGAAGTAGGGCGATGTGCCGCCGGTAAACGTGATCGCGATGGTGTGCGAACCCGCCGCGGCCACGGCTGATGCCGGAACACGGAACCAGTAGGGCGACTGCTCGCGCGTCCCAGAATCGCTGGTAGCAAGGATCTGTGTGCCGTCGCAGGTGCCGATCGTCGTACCATCGACAGCGATTGACCACGCGCCCTGATTGTTCAGGCTCCCAACGAACATCAAATCGACCGGAAGGCCACCGGGATACCAGGACGGGAGGGTGAGGGTGGCAGTAGCCCCAGCCCCAGTGGGTAGAGCGGCCGATCCGTTGGAAGTGACGCCGGCTGAGGTGAACTTGCTCCAGTTGGCGTCGTACGTGACGATGCCGCGCTGACTGCTGCCTGAGTCAGAGCCGTTCCAGGAGTAGCCGTAGTGACCGGCTCGCAGACGGCTGATGACGGCGCGGAGCGCAGGCGGGAACGTGGTGTCGAACACGCCGCCGGCCTGTGCCTTGTTCGCGAGGTTCTGCCCAGGGGGGCCGATCATCCCCATGTCGTTGAGGCCGTGCATGAGGATGATCGTCTGGTAAAACGACATCACGTCGCCAGAGAAGTCGGGTTGGGCGCTACGGTCGGGCTGATTGGCCTGACAGATCGTCACCCACCCGCCCGACTGGTGCCAGAAGGCGTTCGCGCGGTTCGGGGCGTTATCAGAGCAGAGCGCCGAGCCACCAACGGCCACGTTCGTCTCGGTCGCGCCGAGAAGCTGCGCAGTCACAGAGGAGAAGCGGTTATTGGTCGTGCCGCCGTTCTCGTTCTGGCCCTGCACGTAGGAGTGGCCGCAAGCGAGGAGCTTGTTGACCCGCACGAGGCCACCCGCAGGCGTAGACCCGCCGGTGCTGTGAATGGTCATCTAGTAGCCGTCCCCGTCGGTGACAATCCGGTAGAGGATTGTCGAGGTGTCTGAAGCGTTGGTCGACGCGATCGTGAACCCGGTTCCCGCCGTGCGCGTGTTGACATACGGTGTGCCGACGTTCGCTAGTGTCCCAGGCTGCAAGATGGACACCTGGATCTGGCTGCTCGCGCCGACGGCCGTGTTAGCCACCGTGGCAGCGCCAGCGACAAGGGTCGCGGTGCCGACGTAGGCGTTGTCGCCCCACTTCAGCCACGGGATATTCGGGTTCGGTGGCTGGCCGTTCGCGGTACTGATGTTGATGATCGAGTTGTGGCCCATGATCGCACCCGTCGCGGGTGTCCCGTTGGACACGATCGTCCCCGCCGAGGTGGTGCCCAGGTCGATCTTGTCGACCAGGCAGCCCTTCGGCCACTGCGCCACCGAGCCCCAGTCAAAGACGATCTGGCGGTGGGAGTCCGAGCCGGACTGGTTGTCCATCGTCGCGTTACGGACGATGATGGAGTCACAGCGCTTGAAATACAGGTTGTCGTTGGTCGCGCCACCAAGGCTCGATGAGGGACCGGAGAACCAGGCGCCGTTGTATTCGGTGAAACAGGCGTTCGAGACGCCATTGGCGCCGCCGTCGAACAGCAGTCCGAAGTTATGGGCTGCCGCCTTACCGATGAAGCTGATCGAGATGTTGCGGCACTGGTTGAAGATGTCGTTGACGATGATCCCAGCGAGCGCGCCAGACACGGCGGCGTAGGAGTCATGCCAGATCCCCGACTGACAGTTCGCCACAGCGATGTTGGTGAGCTCGCCGCGGGCCAGAGACTTCGTGTGGATCGCCCATCCGGGCGCGTTAGCGCTGGTACCGCCGTCGATCCGTAGGTTACGCAGCCCACCGCCAATCACGGGGCCGACGAACTGGACCATCGCGTCCGTGAGGCCGGCAGCTCCGGTCCACTGAAGCATCGTCTGTACGGTCCCGGCGTTCAGGCCGGTCACGTTCGGGCCACCAGGCCCGTATCCGGCGCCCGCGAGCATCCCGGACCACGTTGCGAACGCCGACGAACTCCCGTTGCCAATGATGATCGGATTTTTGATGGCGTACGCGCCGGGCTTGCTGATGAACGCGACCAGCCCGAGCGGCCCAAGCGCGGCCAACGCCGCATTGATCGCCGTCGAGTTGTCCGCGTTACTCGTGCTGACCCCGAACTCGGAGCACAAATCGACCGCCGCGGGAAGGTCCGATTCCCACGCGGCGCCGTTCCAGACGGGAGCACCGAACGTGACGGGCGCGGGCGGGAGAACCGCGCCGGCTGCTGACCCCTGCGCTAGATGAATCGTCACGGGCGCTCCCTTACGGGTGAATCTGGACGCAGCGTGCGGCAATCCAGGCTTGAGACACGATGAACGTGCCGGTGAGGTTCGCCTTGATCTCCTGGACCACGACAGCGCCCGGAGCAACCGCAGTCTTGATCGGCGTGCGCGTCGCCGGAGTGGCCGTCCCGGACGAGATGGTCGCACCGTCGTAGTTCCCGGCGACAGGATCCCCCGCGGCGGGAGCAGCCCCACTGATCGACAGACCAATACTCGGCCCCGAGCCAACGGTGGAACCGAAGGTCTGGGCACCGAAGTCGAACACCACATCCATGCTGGTGCCCACGGTCGGGAGGGTGAGGGAGGCGCCGCCCGTCATCGTGGCGTAGGACGTGGTGACAGAGAACGAACTACCGCCATTGACCGTCGCCACGTACACGCCGAGAGGGTTACCTCCGATGCAGCGCCACACGCCCTTCGTGGCATCCCAGCGGAGCATCCACTCGATACCGTTCGTGTCGTCAACCACAAGCGAGCAGACCTGATTGTCAGTGGGAGACGCCGGCAGGGTGAGAGTGCGAGCGACGGTGATGCCCGAGCCACTGGCGCCGCTAGAGCCCGGCGAGCCCTTGAGGCTAATGGCCGCATCGACCCACAGCACGCCATTCCAGTTGAAGACCTCGCCATCCGCCCGCAAGCACTTGTCGCCGGGGTTCATGCCGACAAGGCCCGTGGGAGTACCGCCGCCGGCATAGATGAACCACTGTGCGCTCGTGCCCGAGAAGCCCGCTGGGCCAGGAACGCTCAGGGACGTCGCGTACACGTTCCCCGAGTCGGTGGCCGTGAGGAGGACGACGCCTGTGCTGTTCGCGGTCGTCGGAATCGGGATCGCCTGCGGACTTCCACCGTCCGTGATGTTCAGCGTGCGGCCACCCGTGCCATCCTGCGCCAACGAAAGGAACGCCTTGCAGCCGGGGACATAGTTCT